TGCTGCGTCTGGATTAGTGGTTGAAAACCGCTTACCTAGAATCTCTGTTAGCCAAGGGGTTCCATCCGTAATATCAATGAACCACTCGCCTAGAAAAAGATTGAGTCTTGTTAATACGGCTTGCCCTACTGCTTCGGGAGAGTTGATTAAAAAAGCATTGTTTCCTAGAACGTAGTCTCCATTTGCATCTAGCTGTCTGTATCGCATAGTTTTCCTTAGACTGGTGTTCCTGTATTGCTGCTACCACCTTGAACGCCACTATGAACGTGAGATTTAAGGCTTTTCCCACCACCAATAACATCAGTAGAAGCGGTAACGGTTCCGTTAACATTGACATTACCGTCAATGCTTGCAGTAGATCCAGAGCCTCCAGATCCCGCTAAACCTTGGGTATAAGTCAATAATCCGTTGACCGTTAAAGCGCCATTAATTGTCGTTAAGGGGGCATTGATCGTGACGTTGCCTGGAGTTGTCACGATGACGTTATGACTGCCTGGGTCGAGTTCGATAAAAGCAGCGCCGTCATCAGTACGCAGTTGTACGCCTGTCATAGCGACAGTAATTTTTCTAGGCTGTGAACGAACCCCCGGTAAAGCAAATCCGTCGGATAAATCGTGCATTCTTAGTTCTGCTTGCCCTTGGACCCCTCCCAATTGCCACCATGAATCAATACATCGAGAAGCAAACACCACAAGGCACTCATCCCCAGCAGATAACGGAAAAGTAAGCGTAACCCCACCACCAGACGGAAAAAAGACTGGGCAATCCAATAAAACAGGGAGCTGAATAGATTGATAAGTACCATCTTGATTTTGAGCAACACCACTAATCGAGGGCTGCACTGAAGCCACCATTCGATCAGGGTCAAACGATTGAATGATTCCAGGTAAGGCCGTCCACAGTTTTGATTGATTGCCGTCAAAAGCGGCTCTCATTGTCTCTTCAGGGTCGCTGTATCGCTCTCTACGATCCATTATCCAAACCTCTTAATTGGGGTAACGCCTTCTTGACCTAATGGAGTATTAGGAACGTAAGTGGGTGAAATACTGGCATCAATCGCTAAACAAGTCAGATCGGTGTACCAATCGTTTCCTCGGGTATCGCCTGAATGATCGGCAATCATGACGTAATACAAGCCATCGTCATTAGTTTTGTTGTAAAGCGCATCAGTTTCATTTTGCGCTTGTTGATTAATCGCCATGTTGTAGCGATATTTCTGAATACTGGCGTTATCAATTTTGACCGCTTGTCCCACTTTGATATTGGGATTGAGCAAGGTCTTAATTTTGATCCCATTTTGGGTTTGCTCTGGCAATCCGACCATCCCTGTTTGATAGGTGAGGACAGGAATATCCCCAGGCTTATAAGCAGTAATGGGAATTAAATCGAGTTTGCCATCTTGAATTGACCAAGAAGTCTGCGTGTTTTTTGCAATTTTGCGCAACTCATCACGAGTCATGCCATAAATTGCTTTTCCTCTAGGTAGGGGATTGGTCGATAAGTCAGGGGAATATCCTGCTTGGACATTGTGCTGCGCCATTCCTGCCAGCATCGCCTCAACTTGATTCGCCGGGCTAGTTGATCCAGCCGCTAAACTCATGGATAGAGTTGAATAATTGTAAGCACTGTCGCCATCGGCAGCCGTTATATCGAGGTAGGTATCAGTTTGGGATTCTCTGCCATGACGGACCTGTTTAATTTGTCCATCAAAGATTACGCCGTAGTTGCCCTCGTACCCCGCCTGAATAACTACCCGAGTAAATTCGGCTTGTGGGGAGAACTGCATAATGCGGTTAGAGGTAGCATTTGAGCTGTTATAGACCCGAATATCCGCAGTATTAGGGGTTTGTATATCTCCCCTGCGGATGACAAAAGCAAAACGCAAATTAGATAAATCTAGCGCGCTACTTTCGCCACCAACGATTAAGCTGGCTTTGCGAAGATATTGTGAAACGCTCATTTAATCTGTTACCCAATAAAGGTTTGCCTCTGTACCAAGATTTTTAAAAGTTGGTACAGAATCAGGAGCATGATCAGTTTGCACCCAAAGGCGACCCGCAAACCCTAAGTGAGGATATTTGGCTAATAGATTTACGCCTGTCACCAAAGGAATTCCATTCACAATCGGATTGTTTAAAGAATCAGCAATATTGAGATACCAGCCACCATCTTGAGTATTTTGATAAGTAAAGGTCAAGTGGTAATCTACTCCACCTAAAGTAATCTTGAATTTCTCGGGAATACCCGCTAAAGGAATGCTATAAAAAGTGCTCATTACATATTCCCCGGTGGTACAGAGCCACCCGGAGATGGGGTCGCTACTGCGGCTTGTTTTGCCCCTGAATCCGTTGTTTCAGAAGTGCTTTCAGGATTGGCTTGATTTGCTGCGGGAGGCAATGTGGTTGCAGAGGTTTGCACAATGATGATTTCTCGGCAGGTGACTGAGATCATCAAAATACCACTGGTTTTATTATCGGTTGTTGCTTGCAATCCCGTAATGAGCATGTTGTCATATTTACGTTTCCCAGTGACAACTTTGAACGGGATTCGTTTTTCTTGCAACGCCAATAATTGAGAGTAGATATTTCCAATAAAGCTACTGCTCGGCATAGATCCACCTGAAAAAGCCGAGGAAATCGTACTAAATGAGGAAGTAATATCGCTATTGCTCCAGCCGCATTTCAGAATGATCTCCATTGGCTTTTTAAAAGCATGATCGGTAATAACTGCGCCCTGCTCTACTGGGTGTTCAGTGACTTGAACGGTATCAGTATTGACTTCCTCGATTAACGCTTGAACTTCAATACTGCCAAGCGTTGTTTTTGGAATGATGGATAGTAAATCTGAAATAGCCATTATTGAATTGCTCCTCTCAGATTACGGGTAATGTCTTGATTAACTGAAACTTGATGACCCGCTACCGCTTTACCCGTAGCGACAGGATCGCTTGAACCATTGACATTGATATTGGTGGTTTGAGCAATTTGAACCGCGTCATTTGCCCTTCTTGCCCCAGTAGCATCTCCAGCCCTCTCGTATTGGCTAAAGACAATATTTGAAGCCTCAGCAGCCGTTTTGGAAGCTCTTAGTAACTTTCCTGCTTTTTGCTCAGAGCCTTGGGTCAATTCATAATTGATAAATTCAAGCTGATCTTTAAAACTTGATCCATGAATATCTTTTCCGGAAAAAGCCTTGAAATTGGCTTGTCTATTTTTATCCCATTGCGCTACACCATAATGACTGCCATTTGCAGCATTCGGATCTAAGCTTGATTCATTTTTCAGATTTCCAACAATACCAGCCGCTTGTTCTTGACTCCAGCCTTGGCTTTTAAAATATCCGACAGCCGAAGCAGCATCTTGTTCTTTGTAGCTACGACCAAATCCATATTTGCTGGCAGCATTATCAATAGCCGCAGCGCCAGGAATGTGCTCATCTATCCAAGTACCAACATCATCATTGGGATCCGCTAAACCTACGACGGCTGCTGCAACGGCTGTGATTGCAGCCGCTAGACCAAAGAACGTAGTCGATAAGGCTACTAGACCACTAATTAAAGCAGTGCCTCCTAAGAGGTTAAATATAGCGATCAAAGCAATAAGTTTGGTGCTCCAGCCATCTGTCATTTCATCTAAATTAATGAGCTTTTCAGCTAACCACTTCAGCGCAGGAAAAGTCATCTTCGCCAACTTAATAAGCAACTCAATGACTTCAGTAATTCTTTGAGCGATTAGGTCGCCATTTTGATTGAACCAATCCCCAAAATTCTTAACGTCAATTCCAAGGGATTTAAAGAGGCTATCGCCCACTTTGACGGCAATCGACTCTATGTATGTCGATACTTCACGCAACGCCATAGAGAAGGCATGAGCGTCCTCTGTAGCCTTTTGAAAGCCGACATTCGCCATGCGCTTCTTTTGAGCAGCCAATTCTTTTGCAAAATCGCCATTGAGCATGGCTCGCATCGTATCTTCGCTAATACCAAGAATTTGAGCGTACTGATTTGCCATGTAATACGGCTTATCTTGCATCGCTTTACCAAGGTCTGCCATGATGTCCACAGACTCACGCAATTGACCATTGGTTTTACGGGTATCGACTCCAAGGGATTTAATAAATCCTTCAGATCCCGGTGAATTTCGCATAAACCGGGCTAATGCTTGCACTGAACCTAAAGCCTCTTCACTTGAAGCGCCAAAGTTTTGAGCAGCTTTTTCAAAGGCTTTTAAGCTGGCAGCGCTCGATCCGGTCTTAATAGCGGCAAAATACAACGCCTCTAAGCTAGAAGCAAAACGAGCAACCCCATACCCTACGGTTAAAGCAGCCCCTTCGACAGCTAAAACCAGTTTAGTGACGTTTTTAGTAGCTTCCCCTATCGATGCAGAAAACTTCTTTAGCCCTTGCTCGTCAACTTTGAACCCTAGACCAACTAGGAATTCCTTAATTGTTTCAGCTTGTGCCATTATTTTTTTCCATCAATCGTTTAGCTAATGCTTCGTTGTCGAACTTACAAGCCAGAGCATCATTGAGTAATGCAATGTCTATCAGGTCGAGAGAGCCATCTTTGAGGCTTTCGTATTTACATAGCCCCCTCATGACAGGGACTAATAACCAGTCCTCATCATTAGGGAGGGTTAGCCAATCTGCGGTGAGTCCGGACTGCTCGCTTGGCTCGTAAGGAGTCCTGAGATAAAAGGCGCTAGACTATCTTGAATCACTTTCATTGTGACTTGAATCAATACGCCTAGATCCATATCTTCAAACATACAAACTTTATTCTGAGCACTCCATACGGGTGTCCAGTTGCCATTATGTTTACGCTGCACTATGGATAAACAATGACTGAGAACGTACTCGCTAGATTCATCACTCATTTGAGCAATGCCTTCAGCAAAAGGAGTCATCACCTCTGCTAATCCGGAAACGTCTTTAGTGACGCTGCCATCTTTGCTAATCTTTACAAAAATGGGGATTAAGGTGGGGATGATGGGCGCAATACGACGGGAAATATGAAACTGCACGAATGCGTTTAATTTCCCAATGCGGTACGTCTGTTCGTTAATCTCGAACTCAGTCATTATTTTTCCAGTAAAAAGTTAATTAAGCGTATGTACCAAGAATCGTGTCGATCTTGATAGAGTCAAATGACCATTCAACAATGTCACCATCTTTTTTGTAATTCAAAGAAGGCTTTTTCTTGAAAGCGCAGCTACGAGCAGTAGTAATGTCACCGCTTTGTGGGTTCGTTACCGTAATCAGGTTTTGACCATGCAATACGCTAGTTAATGTCTGAGCGTCATACATCGCATGCAATGTCGCATTGGTTGGTGAAGTCTTGAGTAAACGAACGGTAATCGTGCCAGATTTATCAGCATGCAATGAGTGCATACCTTCGCCATCAGCGCCAATCAACATGGTATTTTTATCGCCAGCAGTATCAATCGAGATACCTTCATCAGCGACAGCGGCGCCATAACCAAGATTGACGATACCAGTCGGTCCGACTAGAGTTGCTACAACGTCTTGAAAGCTATATGTGGACATTTTGATTCCTTTAAATAAACGAAAAAAAACCACCCGAAGGTGGTTGATTTATGCGGTAAATGATTAACGATTGACGTTGATGATGACTGAAGCGCTATGAACTGCGCCAGCCAATTTGATTGCCGCTTGAATTACAGGGGCTTTACGAGCCGCACGATCCGCAGAAGATTGCGAAGCGACTGGAGCTGCATAAACATAGTAGCCCTTAGACAGGGTATCGCCTTGATTTAATGCGCCAAAACCAGCAGCATCCCAAACCCCAGGAGCTACCAAACCATTGACGACAGCTTGATCGATAGATTTGGTCACTGTGGAAAGGATGATATTGACACCAGCATCCGTTTGAGGAATCTTAGTAGTCGATGAATACAGCAAGTTATAAACCGCTGTTTGTACTGAGTTTTGCAACCAATCTGTACCGTGGATTTCATCAAAGAAATAACCGTTAGTCATTACGCCATTTTGAATAATGGCAGTTTGATTGTTGTACTCAACAAATACGTTGCATTTTTTTGCAGTAATGGCAGCAGCTTGACTCGCAGTCAAATATTCTGGAGCAACACTTGGCTCTTGCTTAAACATGATTGTCAAAGTGGTATTGCTACCATTGAAATCTACAGTGAAAGCACGACCAAAGATCGAAGCAGCAGCATAAGGGCTTGAGCTGGAATACTGTACGAAAGTACGCTTATAACCCAATTGGGATAATTGATAAGCAATATCAGTGATACCCGCAGCATTCAATACGCCAGTATCTTGAGTTGTAATACCAAAGATACGGCTTGAAGCGTCAGATTCAATATAACCAGCAACCGCTACATAATCAGCAGAAGCAGGCAATACTGAGGAAGCGATAGTGATGCCATACCAGTTATTTGAAAGGTTATCAAATGTGCTTACTGCGGAAAGCAATGTTTCAGCAGCGATACCATTAACTACAGAACCGCCATCAGTAGAACGCAATTGCATTGCTGTTGCTAAGTCTGTACCTGTACCGGCAGAAGTTGCAAATGCAATCGTTGCAGTTGCCCCCGTGGCTAGAGTGGTAATTTCAAAACGACCAATGGCAGCATTCCAAATACAAGCAGAGCTACCGAGTTTTGCCGTTAAAGCAGAGGCAACACCATTCAAATTGGTGACAGCAGAAAGGTTGACAGCAGTAATTGTTTGAACTGATCCACCAATGCTGATATTTAATGCACCAGCAGTGATGGAAGTAAAGTTACTTATGGCTTGCTGTGCAGGAGATAAAATATCGCCATGCAATACAGCAGAAGTCGCTGTTCTTGCCCACGAACCAATATACAGGGTCGAAGGCTGTGGAGATTGGCCAAAATACAAAGCAGCCGCTTGATATTCTGGAGTAGTTGTACTGAAGTCTGAAGCGACTGCGCCAATGGAGTTATACAAGCGCATGCGCTCGGCGGTATCGATTACACCGCTATCACCTACGATGAGCAAGCTGCCAAAATTGCGAGTCTGAGCCGCAACAGGAGCCATTTGTACTTGTACGTTGACAATATTACTTACTGGAAGGCCAAGGTTGGACATTTTTATTCCTTTTTTTAATTGGTAATAATTCCGATGTCATCAGACACCAAAATAGGAGCAGCGCTAAGAATGTTTAGGACGCTATAGGTTCGCTTCACTTTACGGCGAAGGCTTACCGTCATATCAACTCGTTTTATCCATTGCTGGTTTATTAGCTCAGGAACGGAACGAATAGAACCGCATTCTTTAAAGTAAATACCTACAGCATTTAGAGCTTCCATATTCTGAGGAATAGCGATTCCATCACGAAGAATTGACGCGTACGACTGAGACGATGTCCCATAAAACGATACGAGCACTTCAATACCTTCATGACGAACATAATCGTCATTCTCAAGAATCCCAGAACGGTGCTTGATATAAGCTCCATCGTCCGGATTAATCTCGGTAACGCTAATCGCACACCAGTTCACTGAGGCTTCTGGTTGTTTTGGAGAAGTCGCTTGCCACCGAGGACGAACATAAGCTCCATCAAGTCCAGTAATTCCTACTACAGCAGCTTGTAATTGCAAATCAAGGTCAGCGCCTTCAGTAGGCGCAATGACCCCGCTAGGAGCTAAATAGCCCCCAGTTGAGGAATCGGTAGTCATGTTTAGCCTGAAAGAGGTATGAGGTCGCAAGATGAGGCTGAAAATCCTCGTCCAAAATGCGAATAATTCTGTGTATTGCTTACGGTATAGCGTTGACCTTGCCAGATCACTATGTCCGCTGTATATCCATTGCTACCGTCTGACAAAATGAATTTAGTATGGATCGTAATCGAGCCCTTGATCCATTCGCCTGTAGCAATGCGTTGCAAAATGTCTCCGGCATCATTGGTGACTATTCCAGCAAATTTTTTAGTAATTGCCGTGTTGATAGCCAAACCATTCTCATTAACTACTTGAGAAGCTCGCTCGCAAATCAATCCTGTATTAATAAAATCGACATCGAGCAAAATATCCGTTACGTCTAGTAGTGCCATTATTTGGTTTTCCTAATAACGTAAGTGATGCTATTTAGTAGTCCGCTAGTATCGATTAAGGGTTTAGCTAAATCAGTGCCTGGTGAGTTTCCAGAAGCTCGACTAGCAAGCTCTGCGATTGCCCCTTTATCTCCCTTGCGGGAACGAGCTTTTAATGTCGAATCTGCCAAGGGTTGCAAGACCCCGCTTGTAATAATCAATTTAGAAGCGGTGCTCGCAATGCTTCCAGCATCCATCATTTCCATTTCGACTTTTGATTTATCGCCGTTTAATGCTGCTTCAGCTGCTTTTTTAAGACGAATTAGCCATTCATTTTTACTATCCTTAACACCAGGATTTAAAAATGGCCTAGCGGGAATATTGTTAGCAGGGCTACCGAATTCATGAATATACCCAAGAGTGGGATTATTCATCTCGCTACCATCATTTCGCTCTGCGTTCTCTCCAGGGATGCCAATTAAAACTTTTTTAGAGGTGAGAGCAGTAATACTTTTTACAACTTCTTCGAGCTTGTCTTTTTTGACAAAACTCATATTTGAACCCCACCCGCCCCTACCATCATCGCCAATTGCAAAAAACGTACTCCATAAGTCGTTGAATTCCAAAATCCACCGTCGGCTATGGTCACTATACCCACATCGTATGAAGCCGATACCTTATCTACACTTTTGGCAGTCATAACACCATTGACAGCGCCTGGAATACCACCAGATTCAGCGCTTAATGTATCTCGCCTACCAACGGCTAAATGGTGAGCAATAAATAAAGCAATGCCTAAATCGTAAATCGATAACCAGCGCTCTTCATTAACAAGAGTTTGCGCTACCGAATCCCACAATGTTATTTGTGAGTCTAGGTAAATTTCCTGACAGGAAAATTCAATAAATTGAAGGCGAAACTCTTGGGGTGTCATTATTGTGTATCGCTTACAGTGTCAATGGCGGGATCTTGAGAATCTAATTCTAAATTAGTGACATCTTCAACAGATTTGGAGACAATCTCTTCAGGCGCTTGATCATTGTTGGATACTTCATCTTGATCGTTTTGTGTTTCAGGATCGTTTTGGGCGCCAGCTTCCGCGCTGTTTGCTTTAACAAACCAATGATCAACAAATTCTTGCGCAATTTCTTCACCTTCTAAAAAGGTTACTTTGACATCACCCTCTAAAGTGAGAATGAAGTTTTTAATAGCAACTAAAGACATTTTATACTCCTAAATGGGTTCCCCCGCAGGCTTTTGACCTTTGGGGGCAATACTTAACAGCGATTAATTACAGTCCGTCGCGATAACCGATAGTCTCGGCGCGAACTACCTCAACTACGCCCAAGCGACCAAAATAGGTAGTCAATTGACGTAAATCACGGTATTCCAGAGGAGTGCGTTGTAGTGGCACCAATGGGAAACGAACTTGATCACTTTCTTTAGTGTAAGCAACCATACGCTGTGTGCTTGAAGTACCGCGACCTGTCAACCATTTAAGCGGTTGAATATTTAAAGGACGACCATTGATGCTGTTGCTCAATGAATTTACTTTCAAGAACTCAAGAACAGAAATATTACCAGCGCTTGATACCAAAACAGAAACTAAGCGGCTGTAATTCAATGGGTCGATCAGTAATCGGTCTGGGCAAATTGCGTAAGCTGATGCGGCCCATACAGAGTTCAATAACTCATTTACGTCAGCCAAGATTTGCGCTGGAGTAGCGGTAGCCCATGAACCTGTTACGGCATTAGTTACGTTTACGACGTTTGAGTTGTTTACCAAACCTGTGTAACCTAAAGCTGTGTCACCGATATACACTTGTTCATCGATGTCCATTTGATACTTCAATTGCATACCAGCAAACTTTTGTTGATCAACTGGACGGCCTAATTTTTGCGCGCTTTCTAATTCAGGCAAAGTCCAGCCTAATTGCATACCCCAAAGGCTTAATGGGCTTGCAGTTTTGCCAATGTCCAAAGAAATTCCTGTCAAAGCAGAAGCGTCTTTACCGATCCATGCTTTACCAGAGCCTTGAACGCCACCAGCAGCAGCGTATGAGCTGTTTGTGAATGAGCTAAATTCGTCGGCAATGGATACATCTTCACGCAAATCAATGTCACGTGACCAAGTTACAGCAGCCAAAGGCATGTGTAGTTTTTGATCTAAGCGCTCCAATTCGCCAATGAGGAATGCGCCAGAACTATCAATAGTACGAGCATCGAAGGTCATCAGACCATCGTTAAAACGATGCAGTTTTTTCATTTGTAAATCTCCATAAAAAAAGCCACCCGAAGGTGGCTTAGGAATTGCGATAAGGGGTTTGTTAGATGTTGAATCCGATTTCTGCATTGCCTGAAGCATCCGCAGCAGACATAAATGAAGCGCCTGGCACCGCAATGGTGTTTGTCGTATCTGAAACAGCCTCGATACCACCGATAGGCTTACCAGTAGAAGCATTAGCAACGCGTACAT